GGATTTAATCGCATGGTCCAAAATAACTTAAGAAGGTTAACATATCATTTATATCCACCGTGCCGTCCTCATCAAAATCCCCTAAGCATGGGGCAGGTTCAGGTTGAAGACATGAGACGTAAGAAGAGTGTTCAGCTAACAAAGGATATACAAACCCATTCCCTGATAATACAAACGTTGTTCCAATATCAGCGCAAAGTATAATTGTGTACCCACCCACAGGCAGCCCAAACCAATGAAGAAGACCTTCACAGTCTTGGTATTGATATTGAGTAAATTCTGTAGCGTGCACACTACTAAAAACATGCTGATTACATTGCCCAAAACTTTCAAGGCTAAGAAGGGTTATTAACATAAACAATAGGTGTCGCATAGTAAATAATTTAGTTAAAGTTCAAATATAAGATATTAATTTATATATTTGTATAAATTCAATAAAAAGATGAGCAAAGAAATTAATTTTACTCCTCAAGGGCAGTGGGTACTCTTACCCGATCCTACAGCCAAGAGACGTGAGTCAGGTATTATACTAGACGATGATACTGCAAAGAAGCTTAGTACTAATATATTAGAAGTACTTAAAACCGGAGAACATTGCAGCTTCTGCTCCAAAGGAGATACTGTTATGGTAGATCCTACAACAGAAGCTAGACGTATAACCTTAGGTGATTTGACCTATATCCTTGTTGGGGAGCATCAGATACTTGGGAAAGTGTGAAAAAGATAGCTGGAACAGTAACTATTTCCCTAGATGATTATAATGATATAATATCTGCGGGAGATAAAGCGGATGAAACTAATAGCAGAACAAAACGGGCTGCTAAAGAATTATCTGTGTTTCTTACTTTTCTAGCTACTAGGTCAGATGTAGAACCCCATATCTCAGAATTTAATCGGCAGTCTTCTTCAACTAAAATAGTTATGGAAGATGGACGTGCTACTATAGATTTTCTAGATGGTAGTAGCTAAGTTTAATACTGATGATTTAGATGAATTTCTTTTCTGTGTAAAAGATTTTGAATCTAAACTTACTATTTGGGCTAGTCTTATGCCTGGGGCAGATTGGGAAATACATACATATATGGGAACATATGAATTTTTAATTGAAGTAATTGTAGACGATGGATCAGAATTTGACTATTAAAGTAAGCAGTACATATAAGTATCTCCAACTATGGAATGGTATATTTAATCTTACTGATAAAGAAATAAAAATTTTATCATTATTTATAGACACGAACAAAGAATTAAATAATGTAAATCTCTGTACTCCAGATGCTAAGCGACTTGTTGCAGAGAGTATAGGGTTTACTGATTATAATACTTTGAATAACTATGTAAAAAAGTTTAAAGATAAAGGCGTACTTTTAAAGCGAGGTCGTGATTATCATCTCAATAAACTCTTAAATATAAATACTAAAAGTGTTCGAATTAATTTACAGTGGGAAGATGGACGGTAAAACCGAAGAATTAATATTTACTCAATATCTTATTGAGGGCGCTTGGTTTATATGCGTTGTACAAGATACTAAAGGAAATATTATAAAGCTTATGGAAGAGCCGCTATTTGAATCTGAAGTAGAATTTGAAGCAGATTTTGAAATAGAAGATGCTGCCCAATGAGTAAAAAAATGCCTAGCACTTGGAATATGGTAAAGTCTTTTACTAAAGAACTCTCTAAATATATTAAAGAGGGCGCTCCTAGTGTATCAATAAAAGATTATGCGCAAAGAGTTGGTGCCTGTGAAGCATGTGAACATTTTAAAAAAGAAAGGTCTAGATGTGGATTATGTGGATGTCTAATAGAATATAAAGCTAAGTGGAAGACTAGTGACTGCCCAGATACTCCCCCAAGATGGAAACCTCAAGTTATAAATCATGGCAAAAACGAAAAAGGAAATAATACAGATTCTAGCAACTAAACACAATCTCTCTCTATCTAAGGTAGAGGATATAATAAACTATCAATTTACATACGTAGCCAAGATTATGAAACGAGGAGATTTTGAATCTATAAGACTTCCTAAATTTGGGAAGTTTTCAGTTAGACCTGGAAGAATTAAATACATACAACGACAATCAGATGGATCTACTGACGATAAGTGATAATAAAGTTATTCCTAGTGCATATTCTTTGACTATAAAAGATTTTAAATCTCTTAAGTCAAATGAACTTGCTGCTATATATTATTTTGCAGATCATAGATCTCCATACGCGGTATACCCAAAAGATGAGAGACAAGAAAAATTAATACATGATTTAGGAGTTAAATGGTCATCTAAGTTACAGGGAGGAATAGATAAATATAGGGAACTTACGGAAACCTCTGCCATAAAACTTCTTAAGTCTGCTAGAACTTCCATAGGTAAATTAGAGAGATACTTTCAAGATATTGATTTAACTTTAGTAGATGATAATGGAAAACCTATATTCGCTGCAAAGGATCTTGTAGCCAATTTAACAAAAATGGGAGATGTTGTTGATGGATTAACTAAGCTTGAGGAAGTAGTTAGAAAGGATCAAAAAACTGCATCAGTAAATCGTGGAGGAGTAGTAGTTAATAAATATAGCCAATAATAAATGTTTAAGCATACAGACAGACTCAGACCCTCTGCATTATATTATATGAAGCATGGATTTTATACAGATGCTTTGCCTGAAACTCGGGAGTATTTTGATTTTTGGGATAGAGAGAAAACTAGATGTTTGTATGGATATAAAATCGATGAGCTTGAAATTACTGGTTTCCATTATTTCTATCTTAACTATTGTCCAATTGATAGATCTGTAGAGGAGATTCTTCCTGATGGTACTAAGATTGCGAGAAGAGAAAGAACATTTCCAGCATTTTATGATGGAGATTGGAAGTACTTTAATGCTATAGATAAATGTAGGAAGACTAATAAACATATGACCGTATTAAAAGCTAGACGTAAAGGATACTCGTATAAAGCATCTGCTATGTTAGCTCGTAATTATTTCCATATTAGGAATAGTAAGAATTATGTATTTGCTGGGCAGAAGGAATTTATTATAGGAGATGGTCTTTTATCTAAAGCGTGGGAAATTCTATCCTTTGTAGATGATAATACTGCATGGACTCAACCTAGACTGCGAGATAGGGAGATGAATAAAATGTCTGGATACAAGAAGAATGTAAATGGGGCAGATGTAGAACTTGGGATGAAGTCTATGATAATGGGTGTTTCATTGAAGGATGCTCCTGATAAGGTAAGAGGTAAAGCAGGTGAACTTATCTTTTTTGAAGAGGCGGGTGCATTTCCTGGTTTATTGAAAGCGTGGGAAGTAGCTATGCCTACGATGAGACAAGGAGCAAATACTTTAGGTACAATGATAGCATTTGGTACGGGTGGAACAGAGGGTGCAGATTTTGAAGGAATGGAAGAGTTATTTTATAATCCAGTATCCTATGACTGTTTATCTTTTGATAATATATGGGACGACGGAGCTCGAGGAACTCAGTGCGGGCATTTTGTTCCTATCTATGAAAATTTAGAGGGATTTATTGATGATGCTGGTAACTCTCTTAGGAAATCAGCTGTAGCATTCGAAGAAGGTAATAGAAATAAAAAGAAAGGTACAAATGATCCTAAGGCATATGATCAGTATATAGCTGAGCATCCAATGAATCCTAGAGAGGCAACATTACAAGTTTCATCGAATTTATTTGATATTGCTTCTTTACAAGAGCATTATAATAAAGTAAAAGTTGGGGGATTACATACTATAGGGACTAGTGGTAAGCTATATTATGGGAAAGGAAATAAGATAGAGTTTAAAGTAGATGGAGATTCTAAACCTATCCTTAGATACCCTCACAGAAAAGAGGACGCATTAGAAGGATGTATTACTATTTATGAGGGGCCGTATAAAAACTCTCAAGGACAAGTTCCGCATAATTTATATCTAGTATGCCATGACCCTTATGGTCAGAATAAATCAGCAGACTCTTCCTCACTAGGAGCTGCGTACGTAATAAAAAGAGTTAATAATATCAGTCAACCTGATGATTTAATTATAGCTAGCTATGTTGGAAGACCGCATTCACAAGACGAATATAATCGTAATCTTTTTATGCTTGCTGATTATTACAATGCTAAGATTGGTTTTGAGAACGATCGTGGAGCTGTAATACATTATGCTAAACAGCATAGAAAATTACATAAGCTTCAAGAGGAATTTGAAATGTTAGATAAGAAAGATCTTCGTTCTAAGAAAGTAAAACGTCAATATGGTATGCATACTACTGAAGCAAGAAAGCGTCAAGGGGAATTATATATACGAGATTGGTTAAATACTGTACGATCTACAAGTGAAGATGGTACTACGGTACTAAATATGCATAAGATTTATGATCCAGCTTTACTTCAAGAGCTGATTAAATTTAATCATAAAGGAAACTTTGACCGTGTTATGGCGTTAATGGTGGGGATGTATCATACGCGAGAGTTATATAATGCGGAAGTTAAAGAGATATTAGAGGATAGATCATCTGATGATTGGTTCGAAAATGTGTATCATTAATGATATATTACTAATAGAGAGGTGAAAATATTAGTATGTAATAAGATTAAAAATAATTCATTAACTTTGTAAGATATGCATCTAGGGGGAGACAAGATACCGCAGCAAAAACTGCCTTTATCCAAAAAGACAAAAAAATGGCGTGAATCCTGTGTGGAAGCGTATATACATTTGTCTGATAATGGAGTTACAGAGCGTAAAGA